CAACTGCAAAAGGGATATATTCTAAGCCCTAATCATGGTTATGGATTCTCTTGAATCGCAAACTCCTGATTGGACTTTTATTTTTAAAAAGTAATAAATCTTCTATCTAATCTACACTCAAATTCTATCTGCGAAGAAATTATTGCTTATTAATTCGCTCAATCAGCCTATCTTTTAAAATGCTTTGATATGCAAAAAACGGCGTTACTAAACATACCATAAAAATAATTATTAAAACAATTAACAAAGAAGCATACGGCATTTTAAAAGAAGCATACGAAACAATTTGCTTAAACCAAAAATACAAGGGAATATATATTCCATTTCCTACTATGAGCAATAATATAAATGAAATTATCCAATAATAAAATCCCTCAATCAATAAAATCTTTAATTGCTGTCTATGCGTCATACCAATACTTTCCAAAATTGCAAATTCTTGTTTTCGGTTATTTACACTCGTAATCATTGTTGTAACAAAATTAAGTATTCCTACTAGCAAAAATATAAAAGACAATCCTATCGTTAAAACTTTAGTTGTCAAAATGTAACCTTCCATCTCTTTAGCTTTTTCAATCCTAGATATTATTTGAATATCCGAATTCAAAGAAGCAATCGTTTGAAGTTGCATTAAAACTTCATCATCATGTTTTCCATCAGTGTCAAATGCAATTCGAAAAATTTTAATTTGAGAAGTTAAACCTTCAAGCGCCGTTTTGCTTATATATAAATCCGGGGCTGTTCCTTTTTCATTTCCCCTCCCTCCTTGAAAATCAGCGCTAAAAAAACCATCAGCAACTTCAAACTCCGTCTCGGCCCCTTTAGTTTTTATAGTAATAATCTGATTAGGTTGAATTAAATTTTCCCCATCCTCATTTGTAATTGTCTGAAGCACAACAATCTTACCATCTTGAAACGCCTCTAGATCAATAGGATGTTCAAGTGTTTTATTTAATTCTTCTATATAACTATTATCAATTCCATAAACACCACTATAAAAATTCTCCGTATATGATTCGCGTTTTTCAGAAGAAGAAAAGTCTATACCTGCTTTTCCTTCTAATGAATCCACATATGCGCCAAATACCTCCTCATCATACTGCACATCAAAAGTAACACGTTCTTTGGCAACATAGGTAACTCTTAAGTTTTGAATTCCAGAGATATTTTTAATATCTTCTAGCATATCTGCCGTGATTGGACTTCCATCATCATGAATACTATAAGTAATTGCAAAGTCGCTTTCACCCCATTGCTGTATAAAGTTTTCCGGACTAATACTCGACAATAAAGACGTTGCTATCCAATATAACGCCAGCCCTAAAAACAAAGAAGAAATAACCAATATTGCGCTTTTTTTAGAGCGAAAAATATTTTGAAACGCCATTCTTGTTAATCTAAATACCTTATTCCTACGCTTATACAATTTTTTCGAATCCACATCATTATATGACATTGCCGCAATAGGAGAAACCTGGGCGGCTATTTTCGCAGGTTTAACACACCCTATTCTTGCAGTGACAAAAGAAAATATTGTGGCTCCTATAAAAACGAACGGAGAGAACGAAATTTGCAATCCTAAATCTTCATTCCCCGAATATAGCACATTTAAACTATATGGCACGATACCAAAAGATACTGCAGCTCCCAATATCAAGCCTATCGGAATTCCAATAACAGTAATATACAAAACTTGCTGATAAACAATTTTTCGTACTTCTTTTTTGGTAAATCCTATTAATCGAAGTTGACCAAAAAAGCGGATATCTCTAACTATACTAATATATAAAACATTATGTATTAACAAATAGCCGCTAATAAATATGAATAATAGTATAAAGACAATGCCTATAATTAATACTTGGCTGTTCACTTGTGTTACAGGTACAATTTCAAAACTCTGTGTTGAAGAAAATTTCACCTTGTCCTTTAACCTATCACACTCTTTTTGAATATCTCCTGTATCTTCAAAAGACACCATAACTACTTTACCAGTAGAGATAGCAGCCTTATTTTTAAATTCTTCTGAAACGTAAATGCTTCCTTTGTCATTAGTCCTAACTTGAGAGTAGTCTGTATAGTATCCCGCCAAAATAAACTCTTGCGTCTTAATAGAATCATCGTCATCCAAATGATACGACAAAGAAATAGACATACCTTCTTGTGGATTTGTTATTCCCAAACGCTCTAAAATCCATGTAGGTATCATTACTTCATTTTCTGTAACAGGGTAGTTTCCAACAACATCTGAAATAGTGGGCACCCTATGAAGGTTCCATTCATTTTCATCTATCCAATTTAGCCCTAGCAACAAATCTTCATCTTCCAAACCGTCAATTTGTCCTAAATGTTGAGAAATCCCAATATCTTTAATCGAATCTGATTTCTTTATCTCAGATACTTGCAAATCACTAGGGTTATTAATAGCCACATGAGCCGTTGTCCCCATCGCACGAATTTGTTGTAATTGTGCTGTCTCTATATAACTAAATCCAACACTAAACACAGATGTCAACATAAAAGTGGACAAAACTACCGCAATAATTACCACAACATTTCGATATAGATTTGACAAAAAAATTTTCTTAGACAATCCCCATATACGCCTTAAATTCATTTTATAATAGAAACAAACTATCCAGCATTTATAGTACCTAGAGGGTTCAAATGTAGGAATAATCGAGAAATAAACGACACCCACACAAACTTAACCACCTCTATCTACTATTCAAAACCGTCTTCAATCACATCACCCGTAGAATCCAAAAGAACCGAGTTGCGGGCTTTACGATAGATGGTTTGTCCTTGAATTGTTTTACCGGAACTGTCTTTGATTGGGTTTCCGCTTGAGTCTTCGATGTTATCTAAGAACACGAACTCGTTAGGATATCCTGCGAAAGCCGTTCCGGTAATAATTGTACCATCTGCTTTGTGTGCGGTATAGCCCTTCAACAAAGCTTCTTCCGTAACAGTATCGCCGGTAAGGTCGATCAAAACTTTATTGCCGAATACGACTTTATTCGCAGCCATTTGACAAAACCTCCTTATCCGATCGTAACAGTCTTCCCTCCGGCAGAGTTGTCGGTTTCTACATACGGGATTGCCTTAACTGTAACCTGAGATAAGCAATTGTACTCTTCATCCGGCATAATCGTCTGAGCTTCTTTGGACGGTGTTACCTCCTTGCTCTGCGGCTTCATATCTTCAGAACCAGACATAGCACCTTCAACGCCAAGAATCGTCACACCCTCACGAATGTTAGTAGCAATAAGCTTTGCCTGTTCAGTGGCATCAATAGACACCTTACCAGAACCGTCATGATAGCCTTGCGGTACTGTATATTCTCCAGCAACCGTTGAGATGGTACCTTTAACCGCACCGTTGTTCTTCATAGTACCTGTAAGTTTACTTCCACGGGCGTGCGCAGTCTTTCCTACGAGAATCTCTGCGACAGCCGCAGTATCCTCGGAAGTATCGCTGTCGAAAGTACAGGTACCTGTGATCTTTGCACCGCTCTTATCGTGAGCAGTAATACCTTTGAGGATCTTATCTGCACTGACGGAATCGCCAGTAAGATCGATAAGGACATCCCCCCCCATAAATGACTTTGTTTACATTCAGATTCGCCATAATGTTTAGTCCTCCATGACACTTTCATTATTTTTCTTTATCAGCAGTCTTGTTGTACTGGGATGTACTGATTCCAAGGATAACACCAAGGAAAGTATCAACCGCAGTAATGGTTCCGACCACCTGCTCTCCATACGGGAGACTCCAGATTCCGGCCAGTGCAAAGTATAATGTACCAGCAGCCGGAAGCAGATACATAGCAATCCACTTAAGGATGTCGTATGTCTTGTTACTCATGCTCATTGTGCTCTTCCTCCTTCTCTATAAATTTATGAATCGGGAGTTTGTCCACCTCCTGCATAATTCGCTTCGCTGAACCGTTCCCGCCCATACGTTCGTAGGGTTCGTAGAGATATACCATCAGATTTTCATATTCATCCTGGGTTACACACCCACGGTCAATATATGACATTCCAAGATACATGATCCTGTCATGTGCCAATCCAATAAGCATCTCTGTTTTAACATCTTTTTGCTCGCTTTTCTTTTGCAAATAGGCCCACAGCCCAGAAGATGCAAGAACTGAGCTAAAGATCGTAAGTACAACCTGAAACCATGGTTCCATCGTTTCCTCCTTCTTTATGTGCAATCATGCAGACCTATCAGAAACAATCAGCTTCTTGTTGACTATTGTGATTTTCTTACTAAATAGGTCTTCGTAAAGCTGTATTAAATTCTTTCGTTGTTCTCTGGATAAGAGCTTATAATGACCTCCCATCCAACCGCGAAACATGTTCTCGACATTGTCGTAATCCGCTTCTTCATGTCCAACCTTAACGGCAAGTTTCTTGAGTTTTCTACGCATGGCGGTAACTCGATCCGGATTTATTCGTTTGATGACTTTACCAGTATCTGTAAGTGTGTACTTGATTTGCAGGAATTTATATTTGCTCGAAATCTTAACGATTCTAGTTTTCTTACGATTGATATGGATTCCCAGTTCAGCTGCAATTTTACAGACGTTTTCGAGCAACTCTTCAAGCTCTTCTTTACTGGGATTCATGATGTACCAATCGTCCATATACCTTCCATAAAATTTCTGCTGACGTACATACTTGACGTAATTGTCAATAGGATATGGATAGTAAATTCCAATGACTTGCGAAAGCTGATCTCCAATATTGACAGACTTCTCCATCCACTTTTCGCCAGTGAGCTTCTCTTTTGGAATGTTTCGATACTCCAGTTTATTGAAAGTATCGGTCATACAGGCCTCGTATTCCTCGTCAGACATGTACGAAACATCGATCTGGAAGCCCTTAAATATCAACGTTAAAAGCCAGTCAATAAACTCATCGTCATTGAACAGCTTCAACAATTCTCGTTTGGCAATCTCATGGATAATATTGTCATAGAACTTTGAAAAGTCACCGAATAGAATATAACCGTCATTTCCGTATAATTGGTAGTATTTGTGGAGATGGATTTCGAATCGTTTTCTCTGTTGTGAAATTCCGCGCCCCTTGATAGATGCGCAGTTATCATAGATAATATGTTTCCTAACTTCTGGAAGTAAAACCTCATCGCACAGAGAATGTCGGACGATGCGATCGCGGATTTGAATGCTTGTAATAGGTCTTATCCGGCCTCTTTCGTGCAGCTCGAATTCCTGTGTCGGTCCATTTTGAAGTGTCCGATTTATTAGATCATCTTGGATTTCGAATATGTACCGCAGGAAATTCATCATAAATTTTTGCGTCGATTCTTTCCACTTGCTGCTCTTCACAGAGACCTTATAAGCCCTATACAAGTTATTGGCGTCACAGACAATCTCCTCGTAGTTCATAACCTATTCACCGTTATAACAATACTTACCGTAGTAAATTGTATTAGGCTTTATTATTTATCCTTGCGGAACGGATAGCATCTCCTTCTTCGTTGGTTAATCGAAGAATCCGGACGAACTCCATAAGAGTTCGAAGCGTTGTTGTAGTTCGTATTGCCATTGTTGTTCACATTGGCAAAGTTAGCCGAAGAAACGACGCAATTTTTAGATGTTACCCTTTTTCTAACCGCGACTTAATCGCCATGTCTCTTTGACGCCACCTTTTTATCAATCCGATTTCTCGGTCGATAGCTTTAACATACCGGTTGTATAAATTCAGATCTACATCGAATATTTCAACAACCCGCTGCAACTCGTTAATGAGCTGCTCGCAATTTACAATGGCCGCATTCTGGTAATCTCTTCTGGTCTCGTACTCGTGCATTGACCGTGGGTAAATGGTATTTGCCGCTCTAACATTGCTCGTTATTAAGGAAGCACACTGATTTACTTTCGATTTGAAACTCCGCATCAGTTCTCTGTACTTAGCAAAGTTTTCTTCCGAAATTTCTCCATACGCATACTTCTTCCGAACAAAGCTGTCCACATCCTTAACACCAAATCCCCTTTGCATAAGGAGTATCAGCATATCATGCAACTCGATCGAGTACGTAATCGCTTCGAATTTTGACTCTTTCCTGTCGCCTAACAGAACACTCATTCGTAATCTTTACCAGTGATCTCGGCGAACTCCTCTTTGGTGATCCAGCCCATCTTCACCGAATTACGAACTCTGGTCTCATTCCACATTTTCATGCGGTACCAAAGCTTTACTTTACTGTAATTCTTGCTATGTTCCATGGTGATCTCCCTTCTTAAAGCTCTACATTGGACATCATTGCAATGTAGGCGATGTCAGACTGCATTTTGGTTCTGGCAAATTCCTCCTCAGAAATATCTCTAAGGACAAACCAGTATTCCCCGGGAACCTGCTCAACGATCTGAACCAGTTCCATGTTTGGATGAACAGTCTCAGTTGTTCCGTCGCTGATAGTAACCGGAGAGCAGTTATCTGCAAATACGGATTCCTCGATCTTTTCTGTGGAAATGAAATTGTTTCCGTTCAACTTAAGATTGGAAATCTCAGTTCCATTACCGAGGGTAATTTTATAGATTTTTTCTTCCATGATTAGAAGCTCCTTTCAAAAATATAAACGGGGCACAAGGCCCCGCGATCTTAATTAACCAACCGGGAAGACCGGACGAACCCCATAAGAGACCGAAGCGCCGTTGGAGCCCGTAAAGCCATTGTTGCCCACATCGGCAAAGAGAGCCGAAGAAACGACGTCTCTTAACCACTGGTTGTAAGATCTGTTTACGATGAATTTAGGGCACACCATGAACAACGCCAGCTGAGTCTTGCTGATTGTGTAGATGCTCGGAACAGTAGAACCGTCAGAAGTCGGACTGAAATGAAGATGCCCATACATCATAGGTTCATTCGGGAGCTCAATACTGGAATCAAACCATGCTCCACCGGACGGTTTTCCGTTTGCAACCGCATTGCACAGGTATTCTCTGTGAGTAAGAACAGAACCCTGGAAAGCCGCATTGACGATTGTCTTTGCGTTCGCCAGGTTCTTTTTATACATCTCAGAACCAACGTATCCACCGGTTGTAATATTGGTAGTATTCATCTGTGCGTTGTAAAGCGCTTCATCCGGCATGATCACAAGATGATGGCTGGTAAATGCAGTGTCACCGCAGTTGTACCAGTAATCCATATCAACGACACGCCAGATGCGGTCTCCGATATTCCAATAATCGCCAAGGAACATTCCTTTAAAGGAACCATCCTTAATAGCAGCTTTCTGTACCGCTGTCAGAGCTGTTCCGAGATTCTTACCTCTGAAGATAACCCGGCGAAGCTCCACTGGAGCAAAGCTGTCCAGCATAGCAAAGAGTGCATCTTCAGCAGCGATAGCCTTGTTTCCATCCGTAGTCCCGACGAGTAATTTGTTACCGGTTACCAGCTTGTTGATCTGGGTGAGTTCGGAAAGATTTACTCCTCCGATAAAATCTTTGGAACTTAAAAGACCGATTAACGCCTTTGCTAAAGCATCTGCCGCAATGGTCTTTGTCCCGTTAGGTCCGTCAAGCAGGAAAATATTACTTGCTGCCAACTCCTGGACCTTTTCGTAGTCTGTGATTTTCATTTAATGAATCCTCCTTTATTTGATGACAAAAATAGCCCGACCTTCGATAACATCACCATTGCTGTCACGGAGAAGATCACTGGAATATGTACGTCCAATGACCGTATCCAAATTGCTGTCAGTAATGGGTGCGTCCGAAGAATCGAGCACGTCTCCGTAAGTACGGTATCCATTGTCGTAAAGTTTCTGATATACCGTGTATTCGTTTTCAAGGTTGGAACTGAACTGATTAAGAATGTCTACTTGCTCCTGCAACTCCAGCAGCTTCTTAGCAAGGCTTGCCGCTGCATTGCTATCTAACAGTTCCTGTAACTGATCAAACCATTCTCGAAATTCTGTTTCTGACTTCTGTTTCCAGTCAGCCATTTCCGCAGTATTGATGCTTGTATATTCATTGAACCACGCCTCCCATTTTTCTTTCCAATAGGTACTTGTGGCTTCCATATCTGCTGTATGCTCCGAGTACCAAAGATTCCACTGAGCTTCCCATGTCAAATATGCCGACTGAATCTCCTCAGTCTGTGCCAGAAACCAGGTAGACCACTGCTCTTTCCAAAACTTATTTGTTTCTTCCATATCAGTAGTCTGCTTTTCGTAGAACTCTTTCCACTGGTCCTGCCATTGAGCAATCAAATCATCGATTTCGACCTTGTCCAATGGGGCCGTTACGAATGGACACTCCGAAGTTCCAACGCAGTTCGTGATGTTTGCCTGTCGAATAGAAGTAACTCCGGCGCCGACATAAATATACGCCAGTGGATATTGCCAGCGATCATTTGTCTTCACCATCGTAGGTTTCATTGGATTCGATGCTGGGGTTCCTTTAATGATTTTGATGTCATTTGCTCTGACGGCCTCTCTCGAATCCACTTCAAGTACAACGGCATCATATCGGTTCAGCAGAATCTCGGACTGTGGAACTACTAACGGTAACAGAGCGTCATTCAGCGTCCAAGTGTGATTGAACCAGGCTCGTCCGATACCAACGTTGATAATCATTGCTTCCGATTCTTTTACAACCATTGCAGTTCCGACATGCTGCAAGATTCCGTCCTGAATGATTCCATCGAAAATACTGGACATCTGAATAGCATCGTAGCGCCGATCTCCTTCTTTTGAATTATAAAATCCAAATGTTACACTCACTTCTTCATCACGCTCCTTCCTGTTCTATAGTCTTAAAAGTCGGATAGACGGAATAACCGTCCTTATCTTCTGAGCGAACAATTTCAAGAATACGAGCTTTTGTCTCGTGTCCGTATTCGTTCGCAATCTGTACAATGTCCCCGTTAAAGAAATCTTTTCCATACTGGAACATGATGGTTGTTTCTGTTTCTCCCTCAAACGAGGTAATGCTCACATTTTCTGCAAGTTTTTCTTTTCCTCTTTGCTGCAACTGAGCCATATACTCAGCGTCGGTCAACGCGTCATCGCTTCCAACATTTGAAGAGATGTCACGAGCGTCCGTAAACAGTTCCCTACGATTCAAACCAGAACCACCGCCAACTGTAGTGTATCTTCGTCCAGCACCCTCGCCTTCTCCGCCAACCAAAGTCACGGTTTTCAACGAAGCTTTAGATTCGATATAGTTACTGTTGATGATATTCTCGAATTTCGGAGAGAATATAACATATGGATTCTCTGTCTGATCGTATGACCTGTCGGAACCGGCATACAGCTCAAAGACAAACTGCTTTTCATCATTCAGAGTAATCTTGAAACCGATACCTTGCTCCTCGCAAATTTTCTGAATGACATCGTACAGATTATCGCCTGTATACTGAGCTTCCAGTTTCAACTTTGTGATTGCCGAGTCGGTTGATTCTTTGAAAATAAAGTTTGAAATTTTTCGATTACTGTCTGACGGAGAAATTACATTCTCATTGAGCAATGTTTTTATTCCATTTTGAAGATTTCCGCTTAATAGCTTCTGTCCCCAGACGATTCGCCTATCGAGGATAGATTCTAATGAACGCCCAGTAACCGTTACATGGTTACCGTCTTCGGTATCTGAAGTAATCTGGATTTTCTCCACGATCATCACATGTTCAGATTCCTTGCTCTGCAAATAGTAATCCTGTTTGATGTAGTCAAGAAGACCCTCTCGCATTGCTTCATACAGTTCAAAGTCACCGTAAGCGTAATACCGATCTGTCCAGATGAAGGACTCGTACGTATCCACAATAGAGACAGCATCTAGGTTGGTGTTTAAAATTGTCACATCCATAGTGCTTATACCCCCTCGTAGACTATACGGTTCTCAATCTTAAACTGTAAATTTGTACTTCCGTACTCAGCCGTATAAGCAAAGATGTTGTCGCCCTTCGCAAGCTGGAACCAATCAGCGTTTTTATCCAGGCAGTTCAAGATGTTTGTAGTCTTTCCGTTCCTAAGAAGCGTAATCGACTTGTTTCCTTTTACGGTGCAGATAATGATTTCATCACCTGCTATAATTCCAGAGCCAGTGAATTTCTCCAATTTATCGGTATCGATCCGCATCACTTCACGAGTACCGGTATTGTAGATCGTAATATTGCTGGCTTCACCGATTGCGTGAATCGTAATAGTCACTCCGATTTCAGCGTCGCCATTATATACAACCACCTGCTCTGTTTCATTTTTGATTTCTCCCATTTCTAGTAATGGGTCCTTAAGAGATTCATTACTGAAAGGAAACTCGAACAGTGCCTCTACACCATAGAAGATAGTTGTGTTGATTCCGTCTTTTCCGGCAGAGTAAAAGAAAGGATTCGGACACACGATTGAGATATCCGAACCCTCGTCTTTACTGAAGATTGTTGGGTCGTTTGATTCGACATACCCTTCAATCTCTGCCTGCCTGTTATCGGTTTCGATAAGCATGATGAGCTTCTTTTTAATAGGAAAATACTTGTATGAAAGCTGTCTTACGTCTTCAATGGAATCCTTCCACATATACGCAAGAGAAATAACAATGTTTCGGCTCGGCATCCTTGAGGAATTGAACAGACTTCCATCGTTTGTAGCGATTTCCGTCGTATTGATGTTCGCTTTTCCTGGTCCCAAGCCAGTTACAGACTTGATGATGAAACCGGATTCCTCCGGTCTCGCCAAATCAAGTCGGATACTATCGCCAAGATAGTTCGTAAACGTGACTGCTCGAATCAAGTTTCCACCATCCTTTCCATCGCCGAGAACTGATTCTTCGTCTGCCGATAAATCTCTGTTCTCGACAGTGCCTTAGGCGAATAGTTATTCTGTGTAAAGTTATAAGAGTTACCTGTATTCGGATTAGTATCTTCATTTTGAAGATTCCGTCCACGAGCTGCTGCAATTCCTGTGCTGACGGTTAAAGCCTGCGATCTACTGAACAGCGTATTCAGTCGATGACTCTTCTCTTCAACGTCTGACAGATCCAGAATCGGTCGAATCGTAGGCTGACCATCAACACCGTTGTCGATCATATCCTTAACCTTTGCGATTGCATTTCCGAGACCTGTTTTTGCCGAATCAGCCATTTCAGCACTGGCATTATATGCCTTCACCGCATAAGTTCCGATGGCATTAACGAATCCCAATCCAAAGAAATCACCGATGTGGTATCCTACTCTGGAAGGTGAATGCTCGTCCAGTTCGTCTTCTGCTGCTTCTGCCGCAGCCCTTGCCATTGCTCTGGCTTTAGCTTCCGCGCGGTACGTATTCTCACTGATTCCATCAGCAAATCCCTCCACCAAGTAAGCACCAGCCTGTTTAAACTGATCATGATAATCCCGGATAGCTGTTACAGAAGCATTAAGATTGCCAGTGAAAGCTGTTTTTACTTCTTCGGCTTTTTCCTTAACACCAGCGATGAACTTAATCATGCACTGCATTCCTGCATTTTGAAATTCCAGATACTTGTTCGCGATAGCTGTAAGGCATGAACTTAAAATGTTTACAAACGCATTTCTGGTTTCGTAATCTTTCGATTTAACTCCAGCAATAAGCTTGATCATGAGGTTCGCACCCGCAGTATTGAACTGAGTCTGCTTATTATTGATTGCAGTGATGCAACCGCTAATAATGTTGGTAATTGCAGTTTTGGTATTTCCGTCCTGAGATTTAATTCCGCTGATAAATTTTGTCATCAACGTAGAGCCAGCAGTATTGAACTGGGTTTGATAGTTCGTAAGAGTCGTAAGTACAGCCTGCATCATGGTCGTAAACGTAGATGTCAGATTACCTTTCTGAGCATTAGCCGCATTGATGAATGTCGTCAGCATAGAGGTCGCGGCGGATGTCACTCTTCCGCTCGCATCTGTAAACGCATTGATGAAACCGTCGATACCGTTGTTTCCAAGCTGAATCAGTGCTGTGCTAAAACCACTCATACCACTCGTATCTAATTCCGCCATTCCTTTAGCCATTTCAACAAGTCGATTCACCTGGGTAATCACACTTGACATGATTCCGGTATCGATTCCAGAAATAGAATCCGAATAACTCTTAATTCCACTTCCGAACTGAACCAGACTATCACCAAAACTACCAAGATCGTTGTCACCGGTAAACCAGCTTACAAGTCCTCCGGTATTTGGAATGGTGTTGGCAAGCTCCACTAGGGCTTTACCAGCTGTTGCTGAGTTCGTAATAGCCGCGGAGTCCATACCCATAATAGCTTCAGAATATGCCTTCATAGCTTCACCGAACGGTACAAGTTTCTCACCGAAAGTATCAACATCGTTGTTTCCAGTAAAGAATGCTACAACGCCACCTGTATTGGGAACAGTATCAGCAAGCTCGACTAAAGCCTTGCCCGCCGTTGCAGAATTGACGATTGCATCGGCTTCCAGTCCACGAACCGCATCGCCAAATGCTTTCATTGCTTCGCCAAATGGTACAAGCTGTTTTCCAAACTCACCCATATCGTTTTCACCAGCAAAGAATCCTACGACACCACCAGAATTTGGAATGGTTGTTGCCATCTCTGCCATGGCCTTGCCAGCGATTGCCGCTTCTGTAACGGCATTTGCATCGAGTCCAGTAATTGCATCCCCGAACTGTCTCATAGCTTCGCCAAATGGTACAAGCTGCTTTCCAAAGGCAGTCATGTCATTTTCTCCTGCGAAGAAAGACACTAATCCGCCTGTATTTGGAATTGTGGCTGCCATTTCAGCTAATGCTTTGCCAGCTGTCGCCGCATTTGCCACGATTTCCCCGTCCATGTTTCCGATAGCTAACGAGAAATCTCTCATAGCTTCGCCAAACGGTACAAGTTCCTCTCCGAACTTAGATAAAGACGATCCTCCTGTAAGCCAAGAAGTCAATCCCTGTAAAATATCAGCCGCTGTCAGAATAAGCACAGTCTCGGCTAATGCCTTTACTCCGTCCATCATAGATGGCTGAATCTGACTAGCTCCCTGTAAAAACGGCTGAACATTATTCATAAAAGCGGATAAATCAGCTCCAATTTGCGGGAACTGACTCGACACACCGCTCATAAATCCGCCGACGATTCCACCAACGAACTGACCGATTGCCGTTCCGATTCCCTGTAAAAGCTTTCCACCTTCTCCGATAAGCCAAGAAAGTCCTGGAAGTTTCGATAAGAGTCCGACGGCCGCAAGCACTAACGCCATCTCAGCAACAACCGC